TGATGTCCCCAGGGTTTACCCTTCTGTCATTGGATGACCAGCAAAAAACCGTGCAGTCGGTTCACAGCAAATACATGCAAGCAGCTCAAGGCCAACTTAAACAAGAAGACCCTGCACTGCAGGCGCGAATTGCTGAGCTGCAAGAGCTGCGCAAGGCCAATGGCCTCTATTACAAACCGTAAGAAAACCGTACAATTTTCACCAGGAAGGATTGAACCATGGGCGTCCCAATTTCCAACGTAACCCGTCGCGTCGTTTACGCGGCCAGTGGCACTGGCCCGTATGCGTTCACCTTTGAGATCCTGGCTAACACTGACATTGCTGTTTACCGAGACGACACACTGTTGACGTTGACAACCAATTACACAGTGACAATCAACTCAAATGGCACAGGCTCAATCACACTGACTGCAGCGCCAACCGGCGCCACGCAGATTGCTATTGTTGGCAATAGAACTATTCAGCGCACAACAGACTTTGTGACGGGTGGTGACTTCTTTGCCAACACTGTCAATGACGAGATGGATCAGCAGACAATCTTTGCGCAGCAAAATGCCGAAGGTTTGCAGCGTGCATTGCAAGCTCCACAGACAGATCCAACATCAATCAACATGACGTTGCCAAGAGCAGCTGATCGAGCCAACAAGTATTTGGCTTTTGATGCAAACGGTAACCCTGAACCTGGTGACACTGCTGTCGATGTTTCTGCCATTGCTGCCATTGCTGATGAGATTGTGATTGTTGCGGATATTAGTGCTGCTGTAGAAACAAATGCAGCCAACATTGTCGCCATTCAAAATGCCAGCACCAATGCAACAAACGCAGCATCGTCTGCTGTTTCTGCGGCATCTGCACAAACTGCTGCTGAAGCTGCGCGTGACGCAACGCTTGCAGCCTACGACAATTTTGATGATCGATATCTTGGCGCCAAGTCAAGCGATCCAGCTGTTGACAATGATGGCAACGCTTTAATTGCTGGCGCTCTGTACTTCAACAGTACATCTCAAGTGATGAAGTTGTACACAGGCTCAGCTTGGGTTGCAGCGTACATCTCAGGTGGCAGTTATGTTACTCTGACAGGTACTGAGACACTAACCAACAAGACTATTGAGACACCTTCAATTACCAAAGGTTACACAGAAGGCGTATATAACCTTACAGGTACAGTTATCAGTCCCTTGAATGGTTCAATCCAGTACAAGACTTTATCAGCTAACACAACCTTTACTGAGTCACTGTCTTCAGGTCAATCAGTTACATTGATGATTGATGACGGTACAGCATATACAGTGACATGGCCTACAACGACATGGAAGACTGATAACGGAGCTGCTCCAACGCTTAACACCACAGGTTATACAGTTGTAGTACTGTGGAAACTACTAAGTACTTTGTATGGTGCTCGTGTGGGGAATGCTTAATAATGTTAGCTAAGAAACTTGAAAGTGCAGCTAAGGCTGTAGAAGCAGCCTACGTTGAGGATGTGTTCAGCACATACCTTTACACAGGCAACGGCTCTACGCAGACGATCAACAACGGTATTGATCTTTCGGGCAAGGGCGGGCTGGTTTGGTTGAAAGATCGATCAGGTGCGAGTATTAATCAGCATACTTGGGTTGACACGAATCGTGGCGTAAATAACTGGATTAATTCAGCAAGCACATTTGAGCAATCACCTAGTAACATTCTGTCTTCTTACAACACAACTGGTTTTACTCTTTCAGACAGTGTACGCAGCAACCAATCAGGTGCTTCCTATGTGGGATGGACATTCCGCAAGCAGCCAAAGTTCTTTGATGTGGTGACTTATACGGGTACAGGTTCATCACGAACTGTTGCCCACAATCTTGGCTCAACACCCGGTTGCATCATTATCAAACGCACAAGCGGAGTTGAAAACTGGACTGTTTACCACCGCAGTCAGGGCGCAAACAAAGTTGGATTCTTAAACCTGACAAACGCATTTGGTACGAATAACACCATTTTTGGCAACACTTCTCCAACGTCAACCGTATTTACTTTAGGAGATGCCGATGCTGGCACAAACGCCAACGGCAGCACATATGTCGCCTACCTATTCGCCCATGACGCAGGAGGCTTTGGTCTGACTGGTACAGACAATGTGATTTCGTGTGGCATGTACACGGGAGGTGCTGGTGGTATTGCAGATGTTAATCTTGGATATGAGCCTCAACTTGTCATCACCAAAATTGCTGTTGGAACAGACCCAAGTTCCGCAAATGATTGGTACATGATTGACAATATGCGTGGTTTTACAGTTAATGCAAGCACTGGAAATGCCACACTATCTGCAAATACTTCTACGGCAGAGGTAAACCCATCATCAGTCAAATATTTGACTTTAAACGCTACTGGATTTAAAGACACAAATTGCAGCTCATCTTCAGCAGACAAATACATCTACATAGCCATTCGCCGTGGCCCGATGAAAGTGCCTACTGATGCGACTAAGGTGTTTCAGCCAGCTACGCGCACGGGAACAGGAACAACCGCGACAGTTACGTCAACAATATCCCCGATTGACATGCTGTTTAGCACAAATACTGACCGTGTTGCAAGTTCTGTAAATAGCTTTTGGGACAGATTGCGTGGCGGCGGCTTTTATTTGAACTCTAACTCCACAAATGCCGAAGCTTCAAGCACTTCGGTGTCTGGATTTGATGTGCAAAATGGCGTGAAAATGCAGGGTGCGCTAATCACTAACGGCAATAGCTATCCGTATGTAAACTACAACTTCCGCCGCGCCCCCGGTTACATGGATGTTTGTTGCTATACGGGTACGGGAAGTGCTACGACATTCAGTCATAACCTGACGGTAGTGCCTGAGTTGATGATTTTTAAAGTGAGAGGATCAACTGGTTCATGGCAGGTCTATGCTGCGCCTCTTGGAGCAACAAACGCATTGATTCTGGAAAGCACCAATGCTTCAGCAGCCACGAGCAACTTCAACAACACAGCACCTACATCTTCTGTTTTTTCTGTTGGTAGTTTTTCTGGAACAAACGGTTCTGGTCTAACTTATGTCAACTACCTCTTTGCCTCTGCACCGGGCGTGAGCAAAGTCGGCAGCTACACAGGCAATGGCAGCAACCAGACCATCAACTGCGGCTTCACAGGCGGCGCGAGGTTTGTCCTCATCAAGCGCACAGACAGCACTGGTGATTGGTACGTCTGGGACACGGCAAGGGGCATTGTCTCTGGCAACGATCCACGACTGAGCCTTAACACCACAGCAGCCGAAGTGACAACAGATGACAGTGTGGACACTGACAGCACAGGATTTGTTGTCAATCAGTTGTCAGCCACAAACATCAACGTCACCTCTGCCACATACATCTTCTTGGCAATCGCATAAGGAACAATCATGCAAATTAGACTCAAATTAAATGGACAAGTTATGTACGAAAGTGAGTTTCGTGCATTGTTTCCAAACACATCTTTACCCCAACAGTTGTCTGAATCTCTCATTAACGAACTTGGTGGCGATGTAGTCTTTGAAGGCGCACAGGCATCTCCAACGCGCTACCAAATTGGTTTTCGTGATGGTGTAGAGCAAGTCAATGGCAAGTGGTACACAAAGTATTCTGTGGCTGACATGGATGCTGAAGCTCAGACTGCTTTGAATACTACACAGGCTGAAGCTGTACGCAAGCAACGTAATGACAAGCTTGCTGCGTGTGACTGGACTCAGGTGGAGGATGCTCCAGTTGATAAAGCTGCATGGGCTACATACCGACAAGCCTTGAGAGATGTAACTTCACAGGATGGCTTTCCTTGGACTGTTAACTGGCCAGAGGCACCATGAGTGACACAACAAACACAACCGTTGAAACAACAACGGCCATTGTGACAAAGCTGGCGCCGCCAGCAACAGTGTCATTGGCCACTGTGGTTGGTGTGCAAGTAAGTGAGCTTGTCCTTTGGGTCACTCTTATTTACACCGTCATTTTGATTGGCCATAAACTTTGGTCAATTTACAAAGAGTTTAGAAAATGATAGATCCAATCACGGCACTAGAAGGGTTGCAGACTGCAATCAGTGTCGTTAAAAAAGCTAGTAAAGTGGCTAGTGATCTGGCAGGCCTAACGCCGTCAATTGCCAAGCTCTTTGATGCCAAGTCAACCGCTACCAAGGCCATGCTTCACGCCAAGCGTACGGGTGGTAAGTCTAACCTTGGTGCGGCGTTACAAATTGAGATGGCTTTGGATGAAGCCAAACGGTTTGAAGAGCAGTTAAAGATGTTGTTCATGCAAGCTGGGCGCATAGACGTATGGAATGCAACCAAAGCCCGTCAAGCTGAAATGGACAGGAATGATGCCAAAGAGATGGCGGCCTTACACGCTGAAGAGAAAAGGCGTAAAGAGGCCGAGGCCGAACAGATGGAGTGGGCAATTGCCATTGTGATTATTGTGATGTTTGTTGGTGCTGTTGGCTGGGGGCTTACACAAATTAACGAACTATGCGCTACAGCAAGGTGTGGTTGGTGAATGAGTACCAAAAGCAATTTGACCTTTTTCTTAAAGTCTTTGTGCGGTTGTGCATTGCTTGGTGGGTGATTGGGCTGCTCCGGTTTTTGCCTGACGAATTGGCGGGGAAAATTGTAGATAAACTTCTTGGAATGATTGGACTCGGATAATGCTTTCACTATTCTCAACCCTTGGCGGCTTGCTGATCTCTGGCTTGCCAAAGCTGCTGGACTACTTTCAGAACAAAGCCGACCAGGCGCATGAGCTTCGCCTGGCACAGGTGCAGACTGAGCGCGAGCTGCAGCTGGCGGCTGCCGGGTTCGCTGCCCAGGCCAAGGT